CCCGATCGGCGGCCGTCTGGCCTTGCCGCTTCAGGCGCTCGCGGAAGGCCTTACGGAGTTTTTTGCTTCGTCCTCGACGAATTCCAACTCCAGTTCGGAGACGCGGGCGGCGCAATGCTCCACCGCAGTCACCACGTCGCGATAGGCGGGGTCGGTGAGCGTCTGCAGGGCGACATCACGATCGTAATCGACGTCAAGCCCCCGCCAGCCATGCAGGATATGCTGGGCGAACAGCTTGCCGAGTGCCGGCAGGAGCACCTCACGCGGAACCGGCTTGCCTTTGTATTGCCGGGCAAACCGCTGCATCATCATGTCGCGCGCCGTGACGTAGGCAGGTTTCTGCAAAGACGACACCAGGAAGGCAACACCCGGCCAGTCGGGGTAGTCGATCCAATCGCCCTTCTCCTCGCGATCGAGGTCAGCCTTCAGCGAGGCCAGCTTGATGGTCATGGTCATGTCCTTTGTCGGAAGGGGTGCGGAGCGGCGCCGACACGCCGCCCCGCTTCTCTGCGCAGAGATCAGTCCTTGGACTGATCGGAAGCCGTATCGGCGGCAACCTTGCCTTCGGCGCGCATGCGAGCCGCGAAAGCGGCGGGCACCGGCTCGGAGGCGATGCCACCTCGAAAGGCGACGGCATTTTCGTCACCGGTCTCCCACGGATCGGCGCGGAAGTCGGTGAGTGGCAAGATCGATTCCGGTGGGCCGCCGGCGGCGGCGGTTTTCTCGCGCGCCATGTCAGGCCCCCGTCCGGGTGATCGAGATCGAGGCGCCGAGCGTGGCGTCGAAGACAGCCTGGTACGGCACATCGAGGATGACGGGCTGGCCATTGCCGGGCGCCGACGGGCCGCCATCCATGAACTTCACCTTCGGGATGGAGAAGGCATATTTGTTGCCGGCCGGATCGTTCATGTCGAAGCCTATCGCGACATTCTCATGGTTGAGGATGGCGGTGTAGGCGGCGAGGCTCTCGAACAGCATCTTCATGCTGCCGCTGACCTCGAAACGCCCGAGGCCGTGGCCGACCGGGGCATACTGGCCGACGGCGTCGACCTGGTAGAGGTTGTTGTTGAGCCGCAGCGTCAGTTCCTGCACCTTCGGCGTGGAGACCAGCGCGGTCGACGTCATGGCGAGGTTGGCGACGTTCAGCCCCGCGTTGAAATCCTCCGTTATCGTCGGCGGCGCATAGGTCGCGCCGGCGATGATTGCCGTGGTCGGCGTCGGACTGTCGATGCCCATGATGCCCCACGAGGCGAGCACTGCGGCGCGCGAGCGCAAGGTGAGGTCCAGCGTGTTCCAACGGCAGGCACGGTACCTGATGTAACTATCACTGGCGCCGTGGTTGAAGGTCATCTCCAGCGTGCCGGTTTTGGCGGTTGCGCCGTTTTTCAGCACGTCCGTTGACCAGGCAGAGCAGAACAGACGCTCGAGCCAAGTGTCATAGGTGCCGTAGGAGAAGCGCGTATCGATCGACCCCTGCACCGAGCGGCCGACATCGGTGATGCCGGGCACGTTGCGATCGGCGCGCACTTCGTCGGAGATATCCGTCTGCTTGTTGAGACGGACGCTGGCCGTGCGATAGCGCATGACCTGGAAGGCGGGCGTGGCCGGAATCGTGCCGATCGTCACTTCGGGCACATCGGCCAAACGGACTTGACTGCCGTCAGCGAACGACATGGGCATTCTCCTTTGCTGGGAAGTGGGCCGGCGCGTCCGGCCGGCTACGGGTTCGAGGTGATGTCGCGGCGCGTCCAGTGGATGGTCAGCGCCAAAGACCAATAGTTCGGAAAGTCCCGCCCCGGCTCGCCGGCGCCGATCGACATGTCGGGCATGAACAGGTTGCCTATCGGTTTTTCGCGGAACAGGCTCATCAACGTGGCGGCATGCTGGCGCGCGGCAGAGCTCCCCTCGCCGCTCGGCACCATGATGTGCGCGAAGGTCACGCCAGTCTCTTCCCAGACATTCGCCCCGGGCGCGCCCGTCGTGTCCTGCCGATAAGTGTCGCCATAGATCTCGACATAGACCCATGCCGGCGTATCAGCATCGATCAGATCCTGGCAGAACTGGTTTTCGTAGCGCACCGGCAGGCCACCTGGACCGGCGACGTAGCCATCGAGCACTGCCTTGAAGGCCGAGAAGGCATCCGGACTGGACATTTCATGCGGCGTTGATGACGAGAGCGGGATAGGTGATCGGCTGGCCGGCATCGCGACGCTTGTCACGCGAGAACTTCGGCTTGCCGAAAGCAGCACGATTTGCGAGCCAGGCGGCGCGCTGACGGGCGTACTGCCCCTTCAGGATGTAGGGCACGCGCGGATCGATACTGGATGCCACGGTGAGGAACAGGCTCTTCACCGTGAACGCACCGGAGAAGCGTCGCTTTATCGCGCGACCAGAAAGCTCGACGTGCGCCAGACCGGAACGCCCGTTGCCGCCAGTCTCCATCTTGCGCGTATAGGGCTGGGCATTGAGGACAACGACCTCCGCCCCGGCCGGAATTGAGCCGAAATCGGTGACTACATGCTGGTCGGCAACAACTATGAAAGAATCTTGGTACCGACCTGACCGGCGGGGAGACCGCCTGCGCAACTCGTCGAGGGCCGCGTTGATGACCAAGGTCCAATTGAGGAATTCATAGACGATAGCGCCCGGCGCCCGGTAAGCCTCCTCCGGCGCGCCCGCGACACCATTTACATATCGATCATATTTCGCCGATGCGATGCCCTCGGCGATCACACGGCGCACCTCTTGCCGGGCGAAGTCAGCCACGGCGCGATTGACCATCTCCGGCGACAGGCCGGCGGTTGCAACCGCCAAATCGCGCTCGAAGAACTCGAAGCCAGTCACCGCCATCACCAGCGCCCTTTCAAGCTTTGGAGATGTGGCCGTTCGTGAAAACGCCATATCCAAAAGCGCAATCGCGACTGCAATTGGACGAAAGACAGGGTTCGGCGCACATGAGCCGCCCGCAGCGGGTGTCGAACGACGTTTTGCGCGGCACTTCGCGGGCCTAAGCGTAGAAACCGGTGACGTTCCGCGCGAGATTTCATCTTCACCCTGCCACCAGCATGTTGACCCGAACGACCGTCCCGTCGATCGCAATGGGGTTGGCGAACATGATCTGTCGAACCTTGCCCTTGACCAGCAGGAAGTCGTTCACCCGCGGCAGCCTGGGATCGACGGCGCCCGGAATGACCACATGGCCGGCAGGCCAGCCCTGCGCCAATATCTGCGTCATCGAGATCACCGCCTTGGAATAGGCATGAGTGACGGTCCCAACAATTTCCCCGGGGTGAAGCCCGCGGATCGAGGCGCGCACTGTCACATCCTTCTCGACCAGGGGCGTGCCGTCCTTGCGACGCAAGGTGCAATCCTCGCCCACCTCGGCGAGGTCCCGATCAAGCGCGGCGATGGCCTCGGCTGGCGTCATGCCATCACCGGAACGCGGTAGTTCTCAAGCAGGTCGACAACGTCGGGTGTCATGTTTCCGGCGTCGGCGCCGGTCGCGATCCAGTAACTCACGTCACGGACGTCCGGAATGCGATCTTGCCGCACGAACGGATCCCTGCCCTTTGCGCGGAAACGCGCCGTCACCATGCGCAAGGCCGCGTCAGCGACATCGGGCGGGATTTGTTCGAAGCCCGCCTTGTACGCGACAACGATCGGCCACGCGCTCCACGCCATCGGATAGCCAGTTCCGTCGAGCCTATAGACAAGCCCCGATTTCGGCTCGATTCGAAATCCGGTTCCCTCTTCCAGAGCGACGCCATTTTCCTCCACCGACACGGGCGGCGCGGTTGCCACCGGCCAACGGGAAAGCTGCAGCGAGGGCAGCAGCGTTGGCAATTGGTAGGCGTGAGGGCCACGCAAGGGCCAGATCTCGTCGCGAAGGCCTTCCAGCGCAAAGGTGCGGTTGCAGTGCTGGCTGATCGCGGCCGACGCGGCACTGACGTATTGCTTCAGGAGATCGTCCTTGGCAGCCCCATCGATGTCGAGTTCGGCCTTGACCGCGCTCAAAGCGATCAGGTCACCAGAAGTGGCGGCCTCCGTCACGGTGGTAACGATGCGATAGGCCATGTCAGCGCTTCGCAACCTTCGTGCGGTATGTGTCACGGGGCTGTTCGGCGGCGGCGACGTGCAGCGCATCGGCGCCATGCGGCGCCCTTGGCAGGGCATGCCTGCTGGCGTCACCGCCGTCGACAAGTTTGTCGGCCACGACGTCAGGCAACAAGGCGACATCGCCCTGACTGTAGGGACACATCGCCCTGTTGAAGCTCACAGCTTTCACCATCGGGAATTCTCCAGGTCTTTGGGCGCCGCACGACGCGGCGCCCAGGAGCAAGAATGCGCCTCTAAGCCGCCGGAAGGCGGTCGAAACCGGCGAGGTTGAGGATGGCGACAACGGTGCCAGTATCGGTGTTGGCGGCATTCAGGTCGGGGGTGAAGTCGACACGGATGAAGCGTTTCGCCGAGCCAAGGTCGACGCCGAGCTTGAATACGCCCTTTTCCGTCGATCCGCCGGCCGCGCCGACCGCCACCTGTCCAGGATCGACGATACTGGCATAGGGATCGGCGGCCCAGTTCACGCCGTCGTCGCCATGCCATACCTTGACCCCTTTCAGCAGGAGGGCCTTGGTCGCGGCGAGGGTCGCCGTGAAAGCGAGCAGGATCTCGGCGTTGAGAGCCAGCGACCCGCCGACGAAACGGTCGATGGCAATGCCGTTGATGTTGGTATTGTCGCCGGCGCCGCCGGCGGTGAGCGCAGTGAAGGCCGTAGCGAGCCTTGCCGTGAGCAGATGCGCGACATCGCGCTGCAGTACTTGGTCAGCCATTGGAGCATACCTCTGAATGGGTTGAAGGGATGGAAGACGCCGCCGACGCGATCCGCCGGCGGCCCTTCATGCATTGAGACGATTACTGGATGGCCGGAGCCCAGCGCACCGCCTGGATGACGGCGACGGCCGCATCGTGACGCAGCTGGTGGTCATGCTCGGCGATGGCGCGGATGATCGTCTGGTCGGTCGCGAAGGCAGAAACCGTATTGCCATCCTCATCGACATACGTGCCCTCGCGCGACACTGCGAGTTCGAGCTGCATCGAATCGAGGATGATGTCTTCCGTCATCTCGACCAGGAAGACAAACGACAGATCCTTGTTGCTGCCGTCCGCATTCCAGTAGGCGGTGCCGATCTGCGTGGTCTTGCGGAAGGGATAGCCGGAGAGCGTGCCCTTCGAGAGTTCGTCGCGATAGACGTAGACGCCTAGGGCGTTCTGGACATTGAACAGATAGTTGTAGCTGCGCGGGTTCATGAACCACACGCGCTTGTCTTCAGGCACGTTGGCCATGTCGAGCCTGTTGATGGCGGCGCCGAGTTCGGCCGCGACCGTCGCAAGGGTATAGGTCTGGTTCGAAGTGACGAAGTTGCCACCGGTGCTGTTGGCCGGATCGGCGCCGTTGATGGCAAGGATCGAGTTGACGCCGGTGCTCCACACACCCACCGTGCCGTTGTTGGCCTGCACGTGGCCGTTGGCGAACGACAGGAATCCTTTCGGCGCATCCTCGGTGCCGTCGCCAAGGAGGAAGCCGAGATCCTCGCGGAGCGCCATGACCTTGACGATGTCGTCGCGGACGAAAGCGTCCACGGCGGGATCGGCGTAACGCATCATGTCGTTGGAGACGGGGACCAGCGAGGTCAACTTCTTGAAGCTGGCCACGATCTGCCGCAGCTTCTGCGGCGAGGACCTGATCGGCTTGGATTCCGCGCCGTAGTAAGCACGCGCCGCCGACCCCTGACCGGGAAGCGTCATGGTGCCACGCGGCATCGGCATGTTCCGGCCGCCCGCGCCGCGAACCACGGCCCGGGCGCGCAGCAGCGGAATGATCTCGTTCATCACGTCGGGCGGCACGATGAAGCCGCCCGCCGTGCCCGTCGAGGTGACGAGAGCCTTGGTAACCGGATGGGCCTCCCCATAGGCTTCCTGGGACGCCTGGCGGGCATTGTAGATGTTGCCGCCGCCGGCGCCGATCATCTTGGCGACGCCACCGACGATCAGGGACTTCTCCTTGACGTAGGGATCGTTCTCGACGCTGGCGGCAACCTTCTCCTGTCCGGCGACCGGAACCGCCGTCTCGGAGGTGAGCGACTGCACGGCCTTGTGACGCGCGATCTCCTCATCGACGTCGGTCACCGCCTTCTTGGCGGCCTCGAAGGCGGTCTGATCCGCCTCGGTGAAATCCTCCTTCTCGGCAAGCGCCTTGAAGGCAGCGAACACCTGGCTGCGCTTCTGCAGCAGGTCGGCCATCTTGATCTTCATTTCTGGAAATCCTTCTTC